CTGTAATATCTCTTGAAGGCAGGTAACCCCTGTTATATGTCTGAAAAAAATTTGTAAACATAGAATTGGGACACACAGCTTCATCAAACGAAGACATTAAATCGTCAGCTTTTAAGCCTGTAAAGTTAAGTGCTACCTCTGATGAACTATGTGATGGTATATACCTTTCACTAATCGCGGCCTTAGCGTCATCACCACCGCATACGATATCTTCAACAACAACTCCCATCTGTTCAAAAACCATTAGATTACTTAGTAAACAGATTAATGTACCGATTAAAGACGTAAAAGGGCTACCTGACGGTATCCCTTTTTCAATCTTATAAATTAACCCATCTGGGCATATTAGGTTTTTGTAAGTAAATTCAGAAATAATAAACTTAAAATGATTATCTATCATCTCTGATTTTGGGAAACATGACCTAATAATTGAGAAGCAAAAAGATATTAACTCTGGCTGCACGTGAGAATCAAATCTACTCCAGTCTGAATATACGACATTCTTTTTCCCTTTAAACCTTTCATTTATATTGAACCAATTCCCCCCAAAATAAGAATAACCACTCATAATGCAATAATTATTACTATGCTTTTGGAGCACCTTGATCCCTTTCATTAATGGCCTTAAGTAAACCAAGCTTATCATAGATACATAGAGTTCGGGCATGTATACATGCCTTATAGATGGTTCCTTCCCTTTACCAAAATAAAACTGCTTTTCTCTGCCCCCTAAGCAATAAAGGTGCCTAGGCACAATCTCTTCAGTCTTCATAGCATTAAACAACCTCTGAGCCACCAAAAGTGATTCAGTATAGGAAGTTCTCTTCTTTGAGCCTACTAATATTTTTGTCAAAAAACCTGGGTTACTATCCGGTGATACAGGTTCCATACGTAAGTCATTCTCATTAGGTATGTAATCTATTTTTGGCATTAGGAACTTATCAATATGTTTTATAAAAACTTTATGCATAAGTGCAACGTCGACTCTGCCTTTGGAATCTGACGCCATTGTCCTAACCTGGCTTTGGACCAGTTTCCA